GACCCGAGATGCCCCAGACTACCGTTCTGAACGAGCCCGTTACCGCGCTTTACGGCCAGATCGCTGGCAATGCCGCGATGGCTCGCGTTTATTCGGCTGGCATGGCAGACGCCGCAGGCGGAGACGCTGGGCGTGCTCTCGTCCGAGATACGACGTCGACGCAGCGCCTTCGGATGGTGCGAGCCCTCACCGGCTCGACGGACGTTCCCAAGATCGCTGGCTTCTCTGTTCGCGACAACACGAAAGAGCCCAAGACGCCGCGCTTCTCGCAATACGACGAAGTGCCGCTCCTTCGAGTCGGCGAAATGTGGCTCACTTGTGTGGACGACATGAGCGCAGCCGGCGGAACAGTTCCCTACATCGTTTATTCCGGTTCGAGCGCAGGCCTTCCGGCCGCCGGTTCGAGCGGCGCCGCATTGTGTCCGGGGGTGCAATGCATCGAAGGCGGAACGCTCGGAAATATCGGTCTCTTTTCGATCAATCTGCCGACGTCCGCCGCCGGCCCGACCGGTCCAACCGGCGCAACGGGAGCCACTGGTCCCACCGGCCCGACCGGCCCGACCGGCCCGACCGGCCCGACTGGCCCCTGAGGTTTCATCGCCCAGATTCGCCCCGAGCCTTCCAAGGCCGGGGCTTAGGGCATTAGGAGAGTCCTAAAATGCGATTGCGCGGCACCCAAAAAGCACCGGCTCGACGCTCAGCGTCTAGCAGCTACCTCGACGCAAAGATCGCGCAAGTGGTCCCCTTGCTTGCCGCGATGGGCTGCTACGAGGATTCGCAGATCTACGGCGCGCGCCTCGACGCTGGCGAGACCACGACGTTCACTCGTGAGCTCGAAAGCATCAAGGTCCAGATCATCGAGGCCGAGTACCCTCAGCTCAAGGCGCGAAGTCTGATCCCTCTCGAGGGTGGCGTCGATCCTGGTGCGGACACCTTCACGTGGCGATTCTTCGACCGGTTCGGCATCGCGACGATGATCGCCAACTATGCCGATGATCTTCCGGACGTGGAAGAGCTGGGCACGGAGCAGAAGACCTCGATCGAGGGTATCGGCATCGCCTTCTCCTACTCGATCCAGGATGTTCGGCGCGCCGCGAAAACAGGCCGTCCGCTCCAAGCACGCAAGGGCATCGCGGCCCGCGAAGCAGCCGAGCGCGAAATCGATCGGGTGTGCGCCGTTGGCGTGGCGAACCGAAACGTTCCGGGCTTTTTCAAGGGCTCCGGCGTTCCGATTCTCTCGGTTGGCATCACGGGCGCTTGGGTCTCGGCTCCGGTCGCTGCGACGATGCTCGCTGATCTGTTTCTCTTCGCCTACACGGTCTTCGTGCAGACGAAGGGAATTCACTCGCCGAACACGATGATCCTTTCGCTGGCGCAGTTCCAGGCGATTTCGAGTACGCCGTACTCCACGCTCGTTCCCAAGACTGTCAAAGAAGTGTTCCTCGAATCGCAAGACATGATTCGACAGATCGAGCCGTGGGTTCTCACGGCCGCGATGGCAGCGGACAACACGCATGATCGCGCGGTTTGCTATGAGAAGAGCCCGACGAATCAGGCGATGATCGTACCGGTGGAGTACGAAGCCCTCCCGCCGCAACAGAAAAACCTCATCTTCTCCGTGCCGGGCCACGCGCGCACCGGCGGAGCGGTTTGGTACAAGCCCCTTTCGGGCGTCTATTGCGACACGCTCTCCTGAGCGAAGCGCGAGCCCCGCCTAGCCCCGCACCTCCACAAGAGGCCGGGGCTTGGGCCATTGAAAAGGGGCCACCATGACGACCGACGCGACCGAATCCGCACCGAAGCCTATCAAAGGCTTTCGAATCAAAAACATCACGCAAGACCTACACCACGTGTGGAGTCCGGCGTTTGATGTGAACGTCAATGACGAGGATCGCTCCGGCGGCCTTCTCATTCCTGGCCAGGTGTGTGATGTACCGGATGTCGTGCGGAAGATTCCGTTCTTCGATGAGGAGGGCAAGCGCACGCTCCGCGATGTTTCGCTCCGAGCCGAAGTGATTCGCGACATGCAGCCCGGCGGACGCCTCCATAAGATCGTGGAGCTATCGACCGAGACTCCCAAGACCGCGCGCCAGATTGCAGAGCAGGAAAAAAAGAAGCAGTCTCGCTGAGGCTAGAGCACGGTGGATGTCGCAACATTCAAAGCGAATCGGCCTGAGTTTACGAACGCGACGGACTATCAAGTAGGCGTCCAGATCGCGTACGCAACGAATCGAGTCGATCCCACGATCTATGTTGCGTTCACCGAACAGGCGATCGAGCTCCTTACCGCGCACTATCTAACGCTCGCACCGGGGGGCCAGGTCTCCCGAATCGATGCCAAGGACGGCGGAGGTAACAGCCCCTACTACCAGCAATTTCAGGATCTCCTTTTCGCCCGCACGACACTGCTTCGGATTCCGTGATGGCCAACGTATCCTTCTCAGATTCCGATCACGGCTACCGCCGATTGCTCGCGTCTTTGGAAGAAGCCGGCAAGGGCGCGAAGCTGACGATCGGCATTCACGCGGAGGAAGGCTCTGCATCGGAGGGAGACGCCACTCTCATCGATGTAGCGCAGTGGAATGAGTTTGGAACGGAGCACATCCCAGCGCGACCGAGCATCACTGCATGGGCTGACGCCAAAGGTCAAGACACGCTTCGCGAGGCGCGCGATCGAATGGCCCAAGCCGCCAAGGCCGGCAAGTCGACGATGCAAGTCCTAGATCAGCTCGCGCAAAAATCAGCGGCGGACATTCAGAAAATGATCGCTGGAAGTATCCCTCCGCCGAACGCACAAAGCACGATCGATAAGAAGGGCTCTTCTACAACGCTGATCAATTTCGGCCAGCTTCGCGCCAGCATCCGCGGGAAAGTCGGGCCACGCTAGTGGACTTCGCGACGCTCCAAGCTGGCATCAAGACCATCGTGGCAAACCTAACGACGTTGCCAGCGATCCAGGTCGTATGGTTCGACGAAGCTCAGCCCGCTGTTATCGGATCGGTCCAAGCCCTCGGCCGTGTGCAAATCTTCGCCTTGCGTGCGATTGGCCAGCGCGATGATTTCGTTTTCGCTGAGGCCGTGCCGGACGATGACGGTCCTCTTTACGAAACCGTTACAGGGATCCGAGAGATGACGCTCCGCGTTCGTGTCGAGACATACGATCAACGCGCGAATCTCACGGCTCGCTTCTATCTTGAGACGATGCGAAAGAAGCTCCAAGCCCTTTCGACTACCACAAGTTTCCAAGCCCTTGGCCTCGGCTTTCAAAGCACGGAGAGCCTCACCGACATTTCGATCCCGGTGAACAGTCGTATGCAGTCCTTCGCGGCGCTCGACATGAAAATGAACGGCTTTGATTCCTGGACTGATCCGACTACCTACAGCCGTATCACCTACCCTCGCCCGGCCGAGGAAGGGCCAGCCGTACCAGGGATTTTCGTATGAGCCTCGAACCCATCGACCGAGAAGATAACGATACGGATCCGCCTCCGAGCGAGCTCGAAAGGGTGCATTCGAAAGTCGACACGCTCATCGCCGAGGAGCGTGGAACTCGGCTCTGGCAAAAGCGCATCGAAGGTGTCTTGAAGGACCAAACCGATCGACTCGATCGAGTGGAAGGCGGGATTTTCCAACTCTTGGCCATCACCAAAGACATCGGCGGCGGAATGCGCGAAGCAGTCGCGACAGCACAGCGTGCCGAGCGAATCGCCAAAGCGGCGGATACCAAATCAGAGCGCGGGAGTTGGACGGACGATCTCGCTCGCGAGGCCGCAACGGCTCATGTGAAAAACCTCTCCGAGGAAGAACGTTTGGCAATCGTCGCGAAAGCGAAAAGCCGAGCCACCAGAGGGAAAATCGTTTATGCTTTCGCAGTGGCCCTAATCGGGGCTTTCAGTGGAGCCCTCACACACCTTCTCATGAGGTAGCAGGCCATGGCCGAAGCGAATGACATTGTCAACGTAAGCATCCGACTCGACACGGTCTTTCCGACCGAGGTCGGTTTCGGTACGCCTTGCATCACGGCCTATCACACTCTTTGGCCCCAGTTGGCCAAACGTTTTACGACCTTGAAAACCCTGACCGACGCCGGCGTTTCGGTGAAGAGCGCGCTCTATCGGGCGGCCACAAAGCTCCTCTCGAACGATCCAACCGTCTCGGCTTTCATCGTTGGCAAGCGGACTTCGACTTTCACCCAAGTCCTCAAAATCACGCCGAAGGTTTCGACGGTCGGATACATCTATTCGTTTACGTTCGTCGAAACGAGCGGTGCAGCGGCCGATCTGGCCGTCTCCTATACGGTTCAAATGGGCGACGATTTGACGGCGATCGCGGCGGCCATCGCCGCGCTCATCGTCGGAGCGGATGTCGCGTCTTCCGTCGCTGTGACGGGCGTGATCACGCTCACCATGGTGGCAAATAAGCATGTCTTGCTGAACAATCTTCCGCCTGTTTCGGTGCTCCAATTGGAGGACACCACGGCAGACCCTGGGATCGTGGCAGACATGACCGCAATCAATGCGGCCGCTCAGCTGGACACTAGCCTTTCTTTCTTCGCCTGGACGTTCGACCGAACTGGCAAGGCCGAGATCGTGGCCCTCGCTGCATATGTGGAGACGTTGCCGCAAATCGCTCTCGTCGAGACGATCGACTCGGCCAAGGTGCCGGACTCTGGCACCTCGAACGACGCCGCATCGACGCTGAAAACGGCGGCCTATAGCCACACGGCTATCGTATTCACCCAACACGGAACTGGAAACTTCCGTGCGCAGCACTGGGTTGGGGAATTCTTGCCGTTCCCCGTCGGCAGTTATACCGCCGCGATGAAAACCCTCAAGGGTCAACCGGCGGACTCGCTTTCTCCGGGCGAAGCGAGCACGGTCGAGGGAAAGAACTGCTCCACCTACCGGCCGATCCTTGGGACCAACATCACGTTCGAGAGCAAGACTCCGGACGGGAATTTCATCGATACGATCATCGGGCAATTGGAGCTCCAAGCGGCCTTGCAGATCGCGGTTTTCGGCGAGGAGGTTACCCGCGCCAAGATCCCGTTCACCGACGCCGGGATTCGAATCCTGGCCAACCGAGTCCGCGCCACCTTGGCCGATCGCACGGCCTCCGGTCCGGACGATCTCAAGTTCCTGGCCAGCGATCCGGCCCCGATCGTTACGCCTCCGTTGGCATCCGCGGTTTCCCCCTCGAACAAGGCCGCTCGAATCCTCGATCCGCCGATCTCCTTCACAGCGAAGATCGCTGGCGCAATTCACCGGGCGAAGATCGCCGGAACGATTGGGGTCTGAACCATGAGCCAAGAGAACCAAAAGAACTGGAACCTACTCTCGTGTGTCGTCGCCCTTGGCCTTACATCCTTCGGCGGCGCTGGCGAAGATGGGTTCCTCGAAGCAACCCCTGGGGGTCCGAAATTCTCCAGCGTCAAGGGGAACGACGGAACGATCGTCCGGTACTACACCGGCGAAACGCTCTGGAAAATCAGCATTAAGTTGCTGATCACGAGCAGCACGAATGATTTCCTCTCGTCTCTGCTTAACGCCGATGTCACGGCCTCGCGCCAAGGCCTGAACGGCGCTGGTGTCGTTCCGTTCCTGCTCGAAACCCTGAACGGTTCGATGCTCTTGGCCAGCCCCCGGACTTGGATTACTGGTCCGCCGGAGAAGATCGAAATCCAAAGCAAACCGACCACTCTTGAGTGGATGCTTGAAGCGGCGGACTGCATCGAATTTATCGGAGGCACCAAGCTCTAGGCGGACGCCTAGGAAGCGTCGAATCGGCCGGCGGTAAACCCCCTTTCCTGCTAACCATTTCGACGTTTCCTAGGGTCAATCTGGACAGGAAAGGGGTTTCATGCGAAAGGTAGAAGAGACTTGGATCGGCTCCGGTAAGGGGCGCATCCAAGTGCAGATAACTCAGCTCGGAGCCAAGACCGCGATGCGCGGCTTTCTCCGAGTGAAGAACGTCCTACGCTCATTCTTCGCGGCGGCCGAGAGCCTCGGAGGCGCCAAGACCAACACGGAGCAGGTATCGGCCATGCTCCAAGCTTTCGACATCCCGGAGGCCGATTACGAATGGTTGGCCAACGAATTCGCCTTGTGCACGATGGTCAAGCTTCCCATAGCTGAAGGCGTATGGTCCGAGTGGCTTCGGTTTGATCTCGAGAAGCACACGGCCGGGGCGTTATCCGCTCAAGTCGACTGGCTCGTAAAGTCTGTGAGGCTGAATTATGCCGATTTTTTAGGCGAATTGGCCGTATTGGTAGCGGAATCCCTGTCATCCCAACCAGCAAAAGACGTTCTGCCAAAATAGATCCGTCCGTCGACTGGTTTTTTTGGCGTGTCATTTCGAGCGACAAGATTCGGACTTCGCTGCGAGAGATCGAATCAGAGTGGTCTGTCGATGATGTCGTCGATGCACACCTAGTGCTAGACTCCTACGAGGCCTTGGCATGTCAGGAGCACTGAGAGAGCTACTCGCGGAGCTGGACATCCGGGTAACCGGTGGCGATAAGCTTTCGGCCGCGAACAAAGCAATCGAGTCGACGGCTGGTGTCGTCAAGAAAGCCGTCTCTGCTCTCGCGGTAGGGGCTATCGCGTCGAAGGTCAAAGACTGGACTTCCGACCTGATGGATCAAGCCTCGGCGCTGAAACATCAGAGCCGAGAGCTAGGCCTCTCGACCCAAGACCTCCAAGCGTGGCAAGTCGCGGCGAAGCTAGGCGGAGTTGGCGCGGACAATTTTACGGCCGGCCTCAAGAAACTAGAGCTCAACGCTGGCAAAGCGGCGGAGAACGGGGCCGCAACGGGTGATGAATTCGCGGCGCTCGGAGTGTCGCTCCGAGAGGACGCTGGGGGGCCGATGCGAGACGTGCAAGAAATCTTGCACGACACTGGGATGGCCATCGCCAAGCTTCCGGATCCGATGGCCAGAGCGGCCGCTGCGACGAAGGTCTTTGGGCGCGCCGTTGGGCCCCAGATGTTGCCCTTGTTCGAGAAGGGTGAAGCAGGCCTCACCAAATATCTCCAAGAGGTGAATCGGCTGGGAGGCGGGCTTTCAGACAATGCGATCAAGTCCCTTACGGGAATGAAGCATTCGATGAAAGAGCTGGACGTTGCCACGCTCAGCATCAAATCGCGATTGGCGGAGGCCTTCTTACCTCTCGTGGCCAAAGGAGCGAGCGCACTCTCCAAGTTTACAGAGACGGCAGTGGCTTGGTCGAAGTCCGCCGCTGGCGCTCAGACCCTTCAAGCGGCGATCATCTCGCTCGGGGTTGTGGCCGCTGCCATCTCCGCCGCTTTTCTCGTGGAATGGGCACCCATCATCGGCGGTTTCGTTCTGCTCGTGATCGCTATCGATGAGGTGAAAACCTCACTCGAAGGGGGCGATTCACTGATCAAGAGATTTTTAGATGACGCCTTCGGTGCTGGCACTGGCGACAGTGTTTTCGCTGAAATCAAAAAAGACGTTGTGGCATTGATTGCCGAAATCAAAAAGCTTTTGCACGTCGCTTCGACCGAGGGAGTCACCAAAGCAGTCAATACGGCGGGGGAAGACATCACCAAATCGCGTGTCGTTCAGACCGGAGGCAAAGTCGCGCCTGGGCTGGATCTCAGTATTGCCGATATTGCCCGTGAAGCTTCGGGACAACAGAACGCAAGTCGTGACCTGGCCAAGGAAGAAGCCTCTCATCGAGCTGGCCAATACGACTACTACGGCCGGAACGTCAAAGCCGAGGATTATGGAGAGCTTCGGGTTTCGAGCACGCAAAAGATCAGCGACGCGCTCTCGCAATTTGCCAAGGAGAACCAAGAGATTTCGAAGTCTTTGGGGAATGCGAATCAGCAGGCGACGGGAGGAAACCTTTTCGATCAAATCCGGATCCTTCGGGGTGGCGAGGTCTCGGAGAAGGGCGCTGGCCCGAAGACCCAAAACAATACGGTCCAGTCGACCAACAACATCATAATCAATGCCAAGGGTTCCTCGGCCGATGATGTGAAGGACGGCACCTCCGAGGCTCTGAACGAATCGAACAAAGCGACGCTTGCGGCACTTTCGACGGCGGTAGATTAGCCATGAAACACGAGCCGGATATGTTTTTCATGCTCCTCTTGATGCTCACGGCGATCCTACTCCTAGGCTTGGCCGGCTCGGGGCATTTCGAGAGCGATTGGGGCTCTAAAATGTGGCGGTGGACGCCATGAGCGTGATCATCATCCCAGACGATTCAACCCTGGCCATCATCGGCTTTGATGTGACGTTCTCCGAGACTTCGGATTTCGTCGTCACACCGACAACGAATCCCGTCGAAGCTGGTAGCGTGATCAACGATCACATCGTTCAGGATCCGGCGTCATTCGTGTGTGAAGTGGGCGAGACGAATCAACCGATCGAGCAGACTTTCGAGCTCGAAGGGCAACGCCTCCCGACGGATCTCCAATATCTCCAAGCGCCTCCGAGCCTCACCCTTTTCAAGGGAACGGAGAAACCAAACCCTCCGACGGTCGAGACTTTCCAACTCCCGAATCCCTCCGATCGGATTCGCCGGATCATCGACCAATTGATCAAGCTCCAAAAAAGCGATTCCCTCGTGACGATTGAGACGCTCCGTCACGAGTACACCTCGATGAAACTCATTCGGATCGGCGAGCCTGGCCAGCTCTGGCACCTCGGCCGAATTACACTCGAATTCAAAGAGATCCGAATCGTCTCGAACCAAACCGTCTCGGCCCCCCAACCGAAAGAGCCTCGGCCCACTCCGCCGGCGGACACTGGGAGCCAGCCTCCGGATCCATTTGATGCGTTCGTCCCCTCTTGGCTCAAGGGCTCCGGTAAGAGCATCGGCGCGAAGCTTGTGGATCACTACTCATGAGCACCGTCCGGATTCCCCTGGCCAGCGATACGCCCTTTTTCTCGCTTCGGGCGACACTCGAAGGTGTGGAGTACCTTTTCACCTTTCGCTATGTCCAGCGCCTAGATCGCTGGTATTTCGATCTGGCCCTTGCCGCGGATGGGACACCTATCTGGAGTGGCATCAAACTGATTTGTAATTGGGATCTTCTCGGCCGGTGCGTGTCCAACACACGTCCTCCCGGCTCGCTCTTGGCGGTAGGAGAGGGCTCCCCCGGTTTCTCTGAGATTGGCCAAGGGCGGCGCGTCCAGCTCGTTTATATCGAGAGCACGCCGTGACGACTCTTTTTCATCGCGCAATGAAGTTGACGATCGATACGGTCCAGCTCGTATCCGGATCGGTCAATGGTGAGCCAGACAAGGACACTCTCCGAGTCAAATTCGAGATCATAAAGAGCCTGAAACCGGAGCCGAACAAGAGTCATATCTCGGTCTACAACTTCAACCCATCTCGGCGCTTGGCCTTGGAGCAACTCAGTCAGGCCGCCGTCCTTCTCGAAGCAGGCTACAAGGACGGCACGAGCACGATCTTTTTCGGAAATCTCCGAACGGTCGTATCTAAGAGAGAGGGTCCGGATATCGTCACCTCAGTGGGTGGAGGCGATGGTGAGAAGCAGATCCGCCAATCGCGCGTCAACATTTCCGTGGCCAAGAATACCCCGACGGATCAAGTGCTCCAACACGTGGCCCAAGCCGTGGGAGTGGCCCCTGGGAATCTCGCGCAAGCCGCCGCGACCATCCGCACGCGATTCGCCGGAGCCGGTTCGGTATTCACAACCGGAACAGTCATCACCGGCAACGCTGCGCGGGAGATGACAGCGATTTGCAAAAGCCTAGATCTGGAGTGGTCCGTTCAAGGCGGGAAACTCCAGATTTTGGAGCGCGGAAAAGCCCTTGCTGCGAAAGCAATCTTCCTCACGTCAGGTTCCTCCGGGGGAGCCAATTCTGGTTTGATTGGCGTGCCGAGCGTGGATAATAAGGGTATCTTGACCTGCCAAATGCTCATGCAACCGGACGTGTATCCCGGCCGCCTCCTGGTGCTGGCCAGCGAGAATATCAAAGGCCAGTTCAAGATCACCGACACAACGCACAAGGGCGACACGCACGGGACGGATGGCGGATCGTGGAGCGTCGAGGTCAAGGCCTCGAAATACTGATATGAGCGCAAGGCCGACACTAACAGAGCTCATCGAAGCGGGTGTGTCTCGCGAGCGTGCCGAGATTTTCACTGGCCTGCCGGGCCAGGTCACGGCCAACCCCGGTGGGGGTTACGTCGACGTTCAGCCGCAAATCCGAAGGCCCGTTGATTCGGATAGCAAGGGCGTCATCTTCGAAGATCTGCCGGTCGTGCCGCATGTCCGCGTGGCTTTTTTTCAGGTCGGAGGGATGGCCATCACTGTCAAGGTGCAGCCCGGCTCGACTGGCCTACTCCTTATCCTGACGTGGGACCTTTCGGAGTGGCTCCGGTTGGCCACGGCCGCGAATCCGGCAGACCTCCGCCAACATCACTTGGCTAACGCGATTTTCATCCCGGGGCTTTCTCCGGATGCCTCGACCGCAACCTACGCGGATGACGCGGACATGGTTCTCGAGCCAGGGGCGAATTTCATTCGGCTAGGAGGGGCGGCCACGCACTTCGCTTCCGACGATTCGAAGGTCCAAACGGAGTTGGGCAAGATCCAAGCAACCCTCTTGACCGGAGTGGCCGATCTCATGACTGGCGCCGTAGTGTTCTCCTCTCCGTATTCGGTTGGCTCGACGGCTTGCACGAAGGTCAAGGTGGAGTGATGGCCGCTTACCTTCCGTTCCAACTCACCCCGGCCGTTGTGCCGAGTTTCACGGAACAGACCTTCGCTCCGGCCGGGCTCGAATTCCGCGCGGCGAAAGATCTGAAACTGGATTTCGAATCGTGGGACATCGTCACGCCGCTCGTTTTCGTGACTGGCGCCGAGGCGATCATGCAACGCGTGGCCATCCGTTGGAAAATGTTTGCGGGCGAATGGTTCGTGGATCAGCGCGTGGGTGTACCCTGGCTCCAAAGGGTCTTCGTGGTCAATCCCTCGATCCGAACGTTGAAACGGATTTTCGAAGCCGTACCCAACTCCACCCCGGGCGTGCTCCGGACTCGGGAGATGAGCATTTCCGTTGACCGATCGGCCCGCGTGGTCTCGGTTGACTCGTTCCGAATCGATTTGACGGACGGCTCTAGTCTGAGCTCGAATCCTGACGCTCCGTTCATCATCAAACCCTAGGCGGACCCATGGCTAGCGTAGTTACACCCACTGGCGTAATCGTCCCGACCTTTCAGGAGATTGCCAACGATCTCGCCGCTGATCAGAACGCCAACGTAGATCCAAACCTGCTCACGGCAGTTCAGAATGGCGACGGGGTTTCGCCAAACCTGAACGCGACTTTCGTCAATGCGATCTCCGAGGCCTACGACTCGATCGCCACCTTGGCCGACGCTCTCGACCGAGAGAAGGCGGAATTCGAACGGCTCGACGTAGTAGGGAGCCTTTCCGGTACTACTCGCAACGTTGCGACCAAAAGCGCTTTCACTGGCACGCATCGGATTTCGGTGAATCTGAACGCAGGGGTTACCCTCCCGGCCGGCTCGCAATTCAGCGTGATCGACCATCCGGAATTCTTGTACGAGACTTTGACCGATGTAACGAATTCGGGGGGTTCCCCGGCAGACGAGGGTGTCGAGGCGAAAGCGCTAGCCACGGGCCCGACTCCCGGCAACTCCGGCACGGCCACGGTCATTCGAACGCCAGTGGTCGGTTGGAATTCCGTAACGAATCCGACGGACGTCATTCTTGGCAAAAACGTAGAGGTAGATCAGCCCTACCGCGTGCGACAAGTGAATGAGCTCCGAGGCGGAAGCGCGGCGACCGATGCAATCCGCTCGGCCCTCTTGAAGATGAAAGACTCCGACGATCCTTCGGTACAGCCGATCATCGAAGCTTTTGTAATCGCCAACGATCAAGATTTTACGGTCAACAACGTACCACCACATGGCATCGAGGCGGTGATTTGGGACGGACCAGGGGCGATCGCCAAAGTGGCCGACGTCGCCCAAGTGCTCTTCACCCAAACCGATCCGGGCTCCGTGCTCGTGGGCTCGCTGATCCATCTCGTTACAGATTCGTATGGCTTTCAGCGAACGATCCGCTTCTCGAGACCGACGCAAAGAACGGTTTCGATTCGAGCCACGTACACGTATGACGCCACTGGCTACGCTGGAGATGCAGCGGCCAAGGCTGCTATCGCTGCGTCGTTCCAAAGTGGCTTGGACGCCAACGGAAAAGCCGTCAACGATTCGAAACAGCGCCCAGCTAAGAATGTGGATTTCTCGCCGTATATGTCGGTGCTCCAAAGCGTCCAAGGCGTGAAATCGATCACGCTCTGGGAGATGCATCTCGACGGAAGCGGTTTTTCCAGTTGGACGCCGCTCTCGATTGCTTTACGGGAAATCGGCGTTACTGATACTTCCCAAATCACCATCATTTCAACCCCGGGGTAACCAAGTGAAACTCGACACACACACCGCTCTCAAACTAGGCGCCATGGCACTCTGTCTCCCTGCTCTGTTGCTGCTCTCCTACTTCAAGGCGATTCCGCCGGATGTGGCGACGCAAGCTGGCACGCTGCTCGTGGCGGCATTCATGGCGGCGCTGGGCTTCTCGGGAGGCATGGCCAAGCTGGCCGGACCACTCGCGCAAGTCCTCGGGGCGCTCGTTTCGCCTACCGCCACGACCGAGACCACTGTGGCCGAATCGACCGGCTCGACGACCACGACACTGGCGCGCAAGGTGATTAAGGCCATGCCGTTGCCGATCATCCTGATCCTGCTCTCGGGGTGCACTGATATGCCGGTCATTTCGCCCGCCGCGGTGCAAGACATTTCGGACGCGGTTTGCACGGAGCTCGAAGCAAATCAGCAGACGGATACCGTATACGTCCAGTTCGTGTGCTCGATCGTCGATCCAACTGGCAAGGCCCCGCCCAAGTCTTTCAAAGTCCGGATGGCCAAGACCAGCGCGGCGAAAGCGGCGTGCGTCCCAACCGGAAAGCCAGCGCCGTGATCGGCTCACACTTCGCGATCGTGTTCGAGACGGGCCATGTCTCTTCGGATCAGGCCAGCCAAATCGTGCAGGCCTGCTCCGTTCAGCTCATGACCCAAGCGGCTCCGTTTTGGAGTCGTGGTGGCGTTCCCGCACGCCTTTATGCCTCCCGGGCCGCCGTCCCCTTGGACGGATCTCTCATCGTCGTGGCCGACTCGATCGACGTGCCAGAGGCCCTGGCCTACCACACCGAAGCAGGCGATCGAATCGTTGGCCTAGTGGACGCAGCGCTGATCATCTCGTCCGGCGGCGACGTGATGGCCAGCGAAAACTCCGTCTCCTCGGCGCTCTCGCATGAGCTTCTAGAGGCCTTGATCGATCCCTACGTCAATGCCTCTTGGCAAGACTCCGCCGGAAATCGATACGATGCCGAGATTTGCGACGGGGTTCAAGATCAGAGCTACACGATCCAGGGCGTAGCGGTCTCGGACTTCGTGCTCCCTTCCTGGGCGGATCCGCAAGACTCGATCGGGCCTTTCGATGTCATGGGGAAGCTCCCTGGCCCATTCAGCAAGACCGAAGGCGGTTATTTGATGTACACTGACGGCAACGGTCGGAGCCACCAATTGGGGCGCCGCCCACCACACAGAATCGGCACCATGCGCGCCTCGCGTCGCTCGGGTCGGAGATGATCATGAGAACGTATCGCCTTCTCTCGAAACCACACGGAGCAACCAAGCTGGCCATCGGCTATTTGATTGGCCGGATGCCGGAACTGGAGAAGGCGATTGCTCTCTCGCTTCCGGATCATGTGATCGTCGCGACCGACGATGGTACTCCGAGCTGGGATCGAGTCTCGGATTTCGAAGCCGTCTGCAAGATGGCCGATCTCCCCGTGACGACGCCTACAGGCCTATTCGGCTGGTCCGCTGGCGGCCAACCGGTGCGCCAAGCTCTCATGGGCCGAAACCTCGATCCGGTGCTCTCTTGGGTCGCGGTCTTTGACGGCACGCACTCGCGTTTCCCAACGGCCGATCCGGCGCATATCGAATGCTGGGCGCGCCAGATGAAACGCGCCATGAACGGAGAGATCAAGGCGATCTTCACGTGCACGAGCATGACCTACGTGGAGCGGATCTATCCGCCTCAGGGGCCTTTCATGGCCACATCCCATGTCTTGGAGCTGGCTCTGGCCCAAGCGACCGGCTCCGAGGTCAAGCTTGCGGCCGACGCGCCTCTCGAGTCCGGAGGCCTTTACGTGGAGC